AGATCACAGCAACACTTATATCTGCGGGAGCGGCTGCTACTGCGGGTCAAATTACTGTGACTTTCACTTATGTGCAGGCAAACAACTTGCAAGATAAAGCTGCAAACACTTAAAGGAGGGTTCTGTTATGGCAGGCTCAGACATAACCGCCTTCACTCATTTACAAGGTGCGGCGGCGGCTCTTATAGGGCCGTCGAGATCACGTCTTCAAACGGTAAACATATTTGCTACTGCGGCGGGATCTTTTACTTTGACTAACGGAAATGGTGGGGCGACTCTGTTGGTCCAGAAGTTCCCTATAGGAATGAACCAGATTTTCATTCCTGAAAGCGGGATGTTGTTTACTTCTGGGGTTTTTGTTTCTGCGCTTACGGGCACTGGAACAGAACTTACGTTTCTCCTAGTGTAGGAAAAACGCATGGCTAAGATCGACAAGTCAAAGATGAAGTGCAACAAACCTAAACGCCAGATTTCTGGCGGGAAGAAGTCCGTTGTCAAGGCTTGCGATAAAGGCAAAGAAAAGATCATCCGGTTTGGGGATGCTAATATGACGATTAAAAAGTCAGACCCTAAACGACGGAAATCGTTTAGGGCACGTCACGGTTGCGACAAAGGTACTCTGGATAAATTAAAGGCCAAATACTGGTCTTGTAAGGCGTGGTGACAATGAAAGTTGATTTTAACAGCCTAGCGTCACTAGCGACTATTGGTCTTTTAAGTTGGGGAGCACTCCAACTGTATGAACTTAAATCGGACACAGCAGTTATTAGTTATAGAGTAGGTGAAAACAACGATATGATTAAACCTATGTGGCAAGACTTTTTGGTTAGGAGTGCATCACAAAATGAGTATCAGCAGAACATCAATGCCGTTCCAAATATCCAGGCCTCCAGAGGAAAAGATTAATGGCGGAAAAAAAGAAAAAGCTAGACGCTTGCGCCAAAAAGGTAAAGGCGCGGTACAAGGTGTGGCCCAGCGCATACGCAAGCGGAGCGGTAGCCAAGTGCCGAAAAGTGGGGGCCGCAAACTGGGGAAACTCTACTAAGAAGGCTGCTACGGGTGGCATTATTTCCGCCATAGACAAGCCTAAACGCCCTACTAATTACAAGGGCGGTGGAGTTATTGCAGCGGGTTGCGGTCAAGTAGCCGAGCCTAAACGTAAAGTTACAAGGACTTACTGATGGCGAAGAAGAAAAACTCTTTGCAGGAATGGTTTTCTCAGAACGATGGCAAAGGCTGGGTTGACTGTAAAACAGGAAAACCTTGTGGTCGCCAGAAGGGTGAGAAGCGAAAAGGTTATCCAGCGTGTAGACCAACTATGTCTCAGTGTACGTCTGCGTCTAAAAAGAAGAAGTCTTCTAAGCGCATAAATTGGAAAGCAAACGGTGGATTAGTCAGAATCTTTTAAAGGAGAGATAAGATGAAAATGAAGAACAAAGGTTACAAGGCTGGCGGCAAAGTCAAAGGCATGAAGGCTGGCGGCAAAGTTAAAGGCATGAAAGCCGGCGGCAAAGTCAAAGGCATGAAGATGGGTGGCAAGGTTAAAGGCATGAAAGCCGGTGGCAAGGTTAAAGGCATGAAGGCTGGCGGCAAGGTCAAAGGTAATAGGGCTGGGGGCCAGGTTTCAGGCTTGGGCTTTAAGGGAATCTTTTAACGTAGATGTCTTATTTACAGAGCAACATTCCGTACTTTAAGTGTTGGGTTCGTCGGGAGTACACTCATAATCATGAGAAGTATCACGGTGAGTTTTTACATGCGATGGTCATTGCTGTAACAAGTATGCCGAATAGATCGTTAAGTTTTCAGGTGATCTTCACGGGTTGCGAGGCTGAAGACGAGGCTGAAGATACTGTTCATGGCGGTGCGATGTGGGCTCGTATGCCTCTGACGGCTTTGGTTGCGGACATTCCGTTGGCCGAATGGCCCACTCCAATGGCGACACATGACGCTCAACCGTGGGACTGTGCTTCACATCACCATGCGGTGTATGTAATGGATCGAGCTACTCCGTGTCCTTGGATGGCAAAAATTGATGGACAGTTCTTCCCTGCAAAGTATTTGTTTACTGTAGATTATACAGACTCTGAAATAGCGGATGATCCTGCCCAGCATAAACAAAGCCATGTTTTGCAACTGCTAGATGCGGGCGAGTGGACGGGTAACATTGTTGCGCTTCCAAACAACCGTGTGCGTGTAACACACCCTGCTTGGTTTTCGTTAGGTGAGGGCGCCCCAGACTTCAGGCCGTCACAACATATACACTATTCAAAAAGTGATTTAGACTATACACTGGATGTGAATAGAGTTTTTGATAATCTCTATAATGAGGATGATAACGATGGAAACGAAGAAACCGATACCTAGTGGTCCCAAGGGAAAAGGTATTAAAGCTTTAAAGGCAAAAGCTCCGGAAGTTGCTGCTCGTATGGGATACAAATATGGTGGCGCGGTTACAGTGAAGACAAACCAGAAACCACATATGAGTTAATGATATGACAACATCAGGAACAAGAGACTTCAACTTAGACGTTGGAGAGGTGATTGAAGAAGCGTATGAGCGGTGCGGCCTAGAAGTTCGGACGGGCTACGATGCTAAGACTGCTCGCAGGTCTTTAAATATTATGTTTGCAGAATGGGCGAACAGAGGGTTGAATCTCTGGACGGTCAGTAATGCTACCATTGATTTGATTCAGGGTCAGGCAGAGTACACTTTACTTGATGATGTTGTTGACACACTTGATGTTGTCCTTCGCAGGAATAACACAGACTTTGAGGTTCAGAGGATCAGCCGTGGGGACTATGTGACCCTTCCAAACAAAACCACGCAGGGCCGATCTAGCCAGTATTTTTTAGACAGAACGATTGCGCCCAGGCTTAGTTTGTGGGCAGTTCCTGAGAACTCTACCGACCAGCTTGTGTACTATTACGTTCGACGGATAGAGGACGCGGGAACTTTGGTTAATACTACCGATCTTCCGTTCCGGTTTTATCCTTGTATGGTTGCGGGTCTTTCCTATTACATGGCAATGAAACGTGCGCCAGACCGCATTCAGATGCTAAAGAGTGTTTACGAAGAAGAGTTCCAACGCGCAGCAGACGAAGACCAAGGTCGTACCCCGTTGAAGTTGCAGCCTAGCTTAAGTTATCTGAGGGTCTAATGCCTTACGCTTCGGGAAAAAACGCTTGGGGGATATCAGACCGGTCAGGCCGTCGTTACCGTCTTGTCGACATGAAGGTGGAATGGACGGGCGCTAAGGTTGGACCGGATGAGTTTGACCCTAAGCAGCCGCAGTTGTCACCACCTAAAGCCTTTCCAGATCCCCAAGCTTTACAGAACCCGAGACCAGAGTCTGATCTTGCGGCGCAACGGGCTATTCAATTCGGTTGGAATCCTGTAGGTTTTGCTGGAATAGAGGGACTTTCCCCTCCCAACAACCTGGTTGCCGTTGGTTCGGTAGGGACAGTAACGGTGGAGATACCATGAGCTTTACATATGCAGAGTTGAAACAAGCAATAAAAGATTACACTGAGTATGAAGAAACTAGCTTTGTAAACAACATACCTTTGTTCATCCGGATGTCTGAAGAACGTATCTTAAAGAACGTCCAGCTTAGTTTATTTCGAAAGAACGCTACTGCGCAAACTTCAGGCACCAGGTTCCTAGCTTGTCCGGAGGACTTTCTAGCTCCTTTTTCTCTGGCGTTATACCCTGCTAATGGAGACCGTTATTTCTTAGAGTTTAAAGATCCTAGCTTTGTGCAGATGTACACTCCGAACGATGCGACAACGGGTGTTCCTCAGTACTATTGCCAGTTTGATGTCACCAACTTCTTGTTAGGTCCCGCTCCGGATGCAGCCTACACAGCAGAGCTTCATTATTTTTATCGCCCTAATAGTCTCACACAAGGCGCGGATTCCGAAAAGACATGGTTAAGTACGAATGCAGAGATGGCATTGTTGTATGGGGCCTTGATAGAAGCGTATATTTATATGAAGGGTGAGCAGGACGTTATGGCTATGTATAATAGTCGCTTCCAAGAAGCCATGATTGGTGTTAAGATGCTCGGAGAAGCTAAAGAAGTAACCGACGAATATAGAACTGGTAAAGTTGTGCGGAGCAAAGAATGATGAACAGTCTTAATTTTGATCTACCACAGCATGAAAACGTGGTGTCAGTACTGACTACCGATGGGCGTGGGTTTACTCCTGACGAATTAGCGGAAGAGTGCGTTAATAAAATCATCTCTGTGTCTGACACAGCGTTGCCGGGAATAAGAGATCAAGCTCGTGCTTTCAGCGGTCTTGTAGAAAAGTTAGTAGCTCAATATATGCGTGAGGCTATTAAAAGTGACCGGACAACGGTTTTTAATGCAATAAAGGATGCGGGTCATCCTGAACTGGCTGAACTCATAAGGAGACTCTGATATGGCCTTTAATGGAAACTTTATGTGTACGTCGTTCAAGAAGGAACTCTTGTCCGCTACACACAATTTCACTACCTCTGGTGGTGACGCTTTTCAAATAGCGTTGTATACCAACAGCGCAACTTTTACCGCTGCTACTACTGCGGCTCCTTTTGGAGGGGGCAACAACGAAGTAAGCACGTCAGGAACGTACACTGCTGGTGGCCCAGCAGGAAGTACCAGTACGAACACACTGGCTGCGGCGGCTAGTATGCCTGCTCAATCTGGAACCACAGCGTTTACAGACTTTGCAGACAAGACCTTTACTTCTGCAACGATCACTGCTCGTGGCGCGTTGATATACAACAGTTCGGCGGGTGCTGGATCGAATACAGCAAATTGTGTTTTGGTGTTGGATTTTGGCTCTGATAAAGCTTCTACTTCTGGAGACTTTAAGATTGTTATGCCAAGCCCAGATGCTTCGAATGCTTTAATCCGAATCGCGTAAGGTTGGAGAGTTGATATGGTAGTACTTGTAAACAGAGCTAAAATGACCTCCAGCACCACAGGTACTGGAACGATTACTCTTGGCAGTGCAACCAGCGGTTTCCAAACTTTTGCTGCGGCGGGAGTTAACAATGGGAACTCAGTTCGATACTGCATAGAGGACGGGTCTTCTGCGTTTGAGATAGGCACAGGAACTTACACTGCTTCTGGTACTACACTGAGCCGCTCGGTTATTGAGAGTAGTAACGGTGACAATGCTTTAAGTCTTTCCGGTGGTGCTGTTGTATTTATTACAGCTATCGCCACGGATATTCAGGACATTGTTAATGATACGACTCCTCAGTTAGGTGGCAACCTGGACACTAACCAGTTTGATCTCGTCACTGTATCGAACAGGGACTTGGATCTAGCCCCTAACGGGTCAGGTAAGGTTGTTATACGAGGCGCTACAAACTCAGCAAAGCTGGCTTTGAATTGTTCCTCGAACTCTCATGCAGTTACACTAGCAAGTCCGCCACACTCGGCGGGAGCTACTTATGAACTTGAGTTGCCTGATGCAGTTGGTTCAACGGGTCAGGCTTTGTTAGCTTCAAACGGTTCAGGCAAATTAGTGTTTGGCACGGCAGGCATATCAACAGGCAAATCTATTGCGATGGCGATGGTCTTCGGCTAGTCCATTGATTTTAAAGGAGAAATAAAATGGCAAATCCGAACATTGTAGCTGTCAGCAGTATCTACGCAAATACCGCCGTAGACGCTGATGTAGCTGCTTCCGCAGTTAGTTTATTAACGGCGGCATCGAACAAGGTTTTAAAGGTAAACAGTCTTGTAATTACTAATATAGACGGTGTTAACGCAGCGGACATATCGGTTTGGGTAACTCGCGGTGGAGCAGATTACTACATAGCAAAAACAATATCTGTTCCCGCAGACACAGTTTTAGTTCCTATAGATAAGAACATGGGTTTTTATTTAGTAGAGGGCGACATTCTTAAAATCCAAGCAAGCGTGGCAGGCGACTTAGCCGCGACGTGTTCTTATGAAGAAATAGATGACGCATAGGATTTGCCATGAAGTATGTTGGAAACGTCCAATCCCAAGCTAACGCAGAAATATATGCGACTGCCTCTGGTACGCTGCCCAATGGTAAGCCTGTTGTAGTTAACTCTGACGGGAGTGTGAGTGTTGTTGATGCTACAAGTGGTGGCGCAGCATTTGGAACTGCCGCATCTGCTGGCTTTTCGGGAGGTTGGGGATTACTTGTTTCTAGTCTGTCAGCCACTAAGTTTGTTGCCTTTGCTCAAAACGACAATGGTAACAGTAACTACGGCACGGCTATTATAGGGACAGTCTCAGGTTCATCAATTTCTTTTGGTACTAAAGTTTCTACGGGAGTTGCAACCTATGAAGATCCTCAAGTTGTTGGATTAACTGAAACTAAGTTTATACTTGTTTATAAAGACAGTTCTGGCAATCAAGGTAAAGCTAGAGTTGGAACTGTGTCGGGTACCTCTATAAGTTTTGGCAGCGTTGTTGTGTTTGAGTCAGGTCAAACGAATTTAAATAAAAACAACGCTGTTACCCGCTTAACAGACACAAAATTTTTAGTTTCTTACACAGATAGTTCCGATGGCTCTAAAGCTAAATCAATTGTAGGTACAATTTCTGGCACAAGTGTTTCTTTTGGGTCTGCGGCTACCTTTGCCACTCCAAACTCTTCTCAGTATGCAACAGTCAGTGCGTTAAGTGAAACGAAAGTCATTATAGCTTGGTCAGATACTCCTAGCAGTAGTCGAGGTCGTGCGATTGTAGGTACAATTTCTGGAACATCAATATCTTACGGTTCAGCTGTTAATTACGATACCTCATCAGTTATTAGACATTCAATCGCCGCACTAAGCGACACAAAGTTTGTTATAGCGTATCAAGACGGAGGAAATTCTTCATATTATACTGCTATTTGTGGAACTGTATCGGGTACTTCAATAACTCTTGGAACTGCTGTGGTTTTCAACGCCGCAAACTCACAAAACTATTGGCCTGTTGCAACGAAGATAAACGAAAATCAATGCGGCATTACGTTTGGAGATTCTGCAAATAGTGTACACGGCGCTTTAATAATTGGAACAGCTTCGGGAACGTCTTTATCTTTTGGTACTAAAATTATATATACTTCTAGTTTCAGCCGCCCCGCTGGGGCAACTTTGGTAGGAACGACGAACTTTGTTATCGGGCATCGCGTAAGCAATGTGTACAAGGCAATTAATTATCAACTTTCCTCCAGCAACCTCACCGCCGAGAACTACGTTGGCATAACTAATGGGGTCGTGGAGCATGATGCTATTGCAGAAGCACTAGGCTCAGAGACTGTTTTTGGCAATAACCCCGGCGGCCCTGCGTATCCTTACATGGGCATGGCTTTTGATCTTAACGCAAACAGAGTTGTAATTGCTTACAGAGATTTGGGAAACGATA